GTCATTACATTATCCAAGTCATACAAGTATATCTATTTCCCTTTGTTACTTTTGCAACTTCATGGTCAAACATAAAGTTACTAGGAAATACAATTATGGTACCTTGTTTTAATTTAAATTTTTGTGTTGCGTCACACATAAGAAACTCGCCACCTTCGTAATCATCATTTAAAAATACTAAAGATGTTAAGTGTGGATAACCATATTGTTGTCCATGACTTTTGTAAATATTGTCAACATGGTTTCTCATAAATCCACCTTCGGTATAATGATTTAATCTAAATGCTGTGTATGCAATTGGTGTGATACGTGTATATTCTTTTATGTATTCATCTACGGCACCTCTAAATGCTTTAGATAATTCTACATAAAATTTATCTTTTGGTTTAATCCAATACTCTTTCATACTAACACTTGAGGTGCCAGTATTCTTTTTACTTGATGAAAACGTTGAGTCATTCCAAGATCCATTTTCTTTGTAGTATGCAATCAAGTCATTACATATAACTGGGTTTATTTTATTATCGTATGTTTTAATGTATCTTGTTAATTCCATTTAATATAATATCCGTTATCTCTTTGTGACCTTCTTTATTTGGATGATAATCCATTTCACTAATTCTATGTTTCTCTTGTAAAAGATCAAACATACAAAATCCACCAATCTTTTTATGTATTGGCCATCCAATATAATTACGTTCATCTATTTTTTGATATAAAGTCTCTGACATAAATTTAGCAATCCATGCCTCCTCAGGTATAAACGTATCTTTTGCCTCAGGCCACTTTTCTGTTTCACTTCCAACTTTCGCCCCACACGCATAACCTTCAGGTATATGCCAAGGTGATAACATACTAAAATGATAATATGGTATTGTTAGATTTTCACAAACAGATTGTAAACTATATTGATATTGTAAAGTTCTTTTAATAAAGTAATCACTATTTCCTAGAGTATCCCACCTGATTGCCCACCATTTATTTTTGTCATAGTAATCTCTTCTTGGTGCGGTAGACCAACCTGCAACTACTAATCCAATATCATTGGAATCATGTTTGTGTATTTCTTCTAGGACAGAAGTATAGATGTATTCTTGACCTTGACCTGACTTACCTAAATTGATAAAATCCATATCAAGTTTATCTGCAAGTATCTCAGGCCATTTCTTCCAATCACATTTTAGATTTGGATGAAAGTCAGAAACATAATTATCATCTGTATTGCTATCGCCTCCAGCGATTAACAACTTTCTCATGATTAATCTGCTTTATTATAGTTCTCGTTCCAACTAAATGCTTCTTTTACTAGATCTTTTGATAGACCTTTGTAAACTTGGTGCAATCTTTTATCTTTTGCAGCCACGACTACTTTTGCCTCTGATACATGTAAGCCTTCTAGTAATTGTACAAACATTAACTCTTTCTTATATTTTGGTGTAGTGTTATCACCACCTTTAATATAATGATAAAGTTTCTTTGCCTCACTAGATAATCTAGTATGTTCAGTTCCCATAGGTGCTTCATTTGCTTTGAAAGGCACTTCACCTTTTGGTAACTCCCATTCTATTTTAGGATCAAAAGAAGATTTAATAACCATTCTTAATGGTTGACTATCATAATCTCTTAGGATTTTTAGTTTGTCTGCTTTAGTTTTTGCCTTATGCACTTTGTCTAATATCTCAGATATTAATAAAGCCACAGAAGAATTATCAACCATTTGTGACATTGCTCTTGTTGTATTTGTTGCCATTTTAAAAGTCTCCTATACTTTCAGTTAACTCCTTTAATCTTTTGTCAATAAAGAAAGTTAATATTTTACTTCTATCTCCACATGGAGCTTCGGTATAGTTTTTAAGTATTTCTGCTTGTAATTCACTAGGACAATTATCTAAATCTATAAGTTTTTTATTACGTTCATAATTTCTTATAATCTCTTGACTTGCCGTAGTACCTTCAAACTCACCGTCTTTCCACGCTTCAATCTTTTTTTTACTTAGGGGTCTTTGCCTCAAGCCTTCTACAAATACATTGTCATTAGACAATACATTAGGAATACCATCAGACGAATCCCCTTTTAGTATGTGTACTTTTATATAGTCAATTGGATCTTCACCCTTTACTAATTTTTTTAGTATCGGACTATATTGCTGTACTTGCTTATATTTATGCAATTGTATGAAGTCTTTATCGCCACTAATTATCATCATCTTCTCGTTAGGATAATTTTTTGCAATCGTAGCGATTATATCATCTGCCTCTGCACCTTTAACTTCAAGATGTTTGTAAGGTAGATAATCTTTTAATTCTTGTTTAATTAAATTAAGAGTTTCAAAGATTGATTCCCAATCATTGTTATCTCTGTCTCTTGATTTTTTTCTATTCTGTTTATAGTGTGGAAAATAATCTCTTCGCCAATAGTGTTTACTATCATATGCTAATACTACTTCACCATACTCTTTATTAAATTGTGTTCTATACATTCTAATAGAATTAAGAATCATATGTCTTACTTTATCTGTATCAACTATCTTTGTCTTTTCCATAGATAGCTGCATCATTAAACTAGCAACACTAATTTGATTCATGTCAATTATAATCATTGACTATCTTTCCATTTATTATAACCTTCAATCCATTCTTCGTGTGGTGTATCTTTTTTTGCCTTAAGTTTATCTTCGTATTTTAAAATGATATCACTTAATCTTTGAGCAGGCCAGTTTGCCTGTACCATTTCATTCCTTAATTTTTTAATATCTTCTAGTAAATCTTCAATCATTTTCTTCTTGCGTTGTCCTCTGCCAATATCTTATTATCTTTTTTTAGTTCTTTCACTTGTTTTTCTAGAACACTTACTATCTCTTTTAGTTTTTTATTTTCTATTTTTAATCCCTCAATCATAGACGCCTTCATATTATTTAAATCTGATATTGCCTTTAATTGTTGTTTTCTATTATTTGCCGCTTGAAAATATTCTATCAGAGCAATAGTTATCTTTTCTTCTATTGGTTTTTGTTTTGCTTGTTTTTCTAACTTCTCTTGTTCAATTATTTTTTCTACTTCTTTTAATACTTCTTCTGAAATATCATTATTATCTAACCAAGGCCCTTTTATTATTTTAGACTCTTTATCTTTGTCATCATCACTCATTGTTTTTCTTCAACTCTTCTCTTAGTTCAGTATATCCACCAATATGTCTTTCATTAAAAAAGATTTGTGGTACAGTTCTCATACCACCTGATAGAGTTAACATTTCATTTAAGTTAGTTCCCTCTGCAATAGGTTTCTCTTCAAATTCTATGTTACGTTGATTTAATAAATTTTTTGCCTGTACACAATAACCACAATTAGGCCCTGTATAAACTATAACTTTTGTCTTCATACTAATAACCTCTTGATAGTTTTTGTTCTCTTCTTTTCTTTAACCATCTTGCCCTACCTGCTTTTTTCTTTTCTCTTTTTATCTCGGATGGTTTTCTAAAGTATTGTTTGTTTTTTAAATCTTCCATGAGATTAGTATCTTTGACCATTCGTTTTAGTTTTCTCAATGCTTTTTGTACATCATTGTTCTTTACGAAAACTTGTAGTCCGTCTGGTTTAGGAAAATCATCCCTACGTTTAAAAGACTTCTTTCTACCACCATCAAAATTGTTCCATTGTTTTTTATGTTTGAATTGCCTGTCGTATGCCACGAGACCTCCTATTGTCCTAAGTTAATTAATATATGTCCTAACCACAGAGAGATTTCACTCCACGGTACCTTTGTTAAACAGAATCCAACAAAGATCCAAAATAGTATTTTTATCATATTGTCTTACAGAATACACGATTAGCGGATAAATGTCAAGGGTTAATTAGCGTTGAAAATCAACGATTTTAGGGGGGTATCTACATATCAAACTACCCCGAAAGCTGTCTGTACGTCTCGCTATGGAAGACTTTTTAGGGGGTTTTTACGTCATTTCACTCGAATCTGCAAAAATCCTTGATTTAGTGTGCTGTCTTAGAATGGCCAGATTCTAACAAAGGGTGCATAGTCTTACCTATGATGTATCTACGAATGAGATCTACAAAGGCCTTGTACTCCGACAGCATTTACTAAACTACACCATTAACTCTCT